ACATTACTTTACTTAACATTTATGACTACTTTGTTTGTTATTTTAGATAGTAGTGATAGCCCTTTTAAAGTTAGTACTGAATGGGTGGAACTTCTTAAAACACTTCTTGTTACTGTTTATGTTGCATATTTTGGCAGTAGAGGCTTTGAAAAATACAAAAAAATTACTAAATAATATATAGTTATATATATATATATATAGTTATATATAATATTGATATATAGTATAACAAGTATATAACATATAACTACTATATAACATCTACTATAAATAGCATATAACTATAAATAAAAACTACTATATATCAGTTAGTATATATGTGTTCAAAACTATATTTTTAGATGTTTAGAAGTAGGCTTATCTTTGGCATATGATAGAGAACATATTAGCACAACAAATAACAGACAATCAGAAGATAGACAAGCTACTAGAATTAGATTGCAACCTATACACAAATCTAGGTAGTGATAGTACAAAGACCGAGAAGCAAGAAGTAAAGCGTATGTCAAGAAAAATATATAAAGCAATACAGGGTATCAATGAGCCTATTGGTAAATCTTTATTACAAGCTATGGATAAATGACTAGAAGCAAAATAGTTAAAAAGCTAGATAGTGTATTCAGCCTATACATCCGCAATAGATTTGCAAACAATGGCAAAGCTGAATGTTTTACTTGTGGTAAAGTAGATGATGTAAGTAGATTACACGCAGGACACTTTATGAGCCGTAAACACTATGCAACTAGATGGGATGAAACAAACGTACAAGTACAATGCCCTAAATGCAATTTATTTGGTCAAGGAGAACAGTACACCTTTGGGCTTAATTTAGACAAAGAGTACGGAGAGGGTACAGCAGAAAAGTTACAGCAAAAAGCTAGAAATTTAGTTAAATTGTCAAATGATGACCTAAATGAGTTGATTGAAAAATTTAAAGTATAACCTGCACTTGTAGGTTAGTTTCTCTATATGTTTGTTCGAAAAGGGGTTGGTTTTATTACTAGCCCTTTTTTTTTAAAATATTTTTTGTAAGTTTGCCTTATGACATATAACGAGGATTTATTACGGCTAAGAGAAGCAGAAGCCGAAGCATTACGAAAAAAAGTAGAAATGCTTGAAGCAAAAATAGAGATACTTACACAACAAATAATGACAAATGATATATACGAGTAAAGTAAAAACAGTAGTAAAAGGCGAAAGTTTTAGACTACCTGACGGAGTTACTATGAATAAATACACAGTAACATTCGCTAACGGACATAACCCTAATGTTTATTCTCCAAAGGAATTGACATTTAGTGAAGGGGATGAGGTTGAGTATGATTTAGACCAAAATAAAAACAAGGCTAAAATACTAATGAAAAGCAGCGTAGCACCAACTACTGCACCTGCTACTAAAGGAAACTACTCTAACCCTAAAGATGATGTACAGAAATACATTATAAGACAAAGCAGTTTAAATAGAGCAACTGACTTGTATGCAGGGAAAGAAATAAATACAACTGAAATAATAAATTTAGCACGCACGTTTGAAAATTACGTGTTTAACGGATAAAAATAAATATTATGACTAAAACTTGGGTAGACGGATTGAGAATATTCGACAACAAACAGGAATGGATAGTTTGCGACATTAAAATAAATGCAGACGAGATGATAAATTGGATTAACCAAAATAGAGCAAACGTAAATGAGCGTGGTTCTATTCCAATTACGATAGCTAAAAGTGAGAAAGGATTGTACTCAATGCTTAACACTTATGAAGTACAGAAGTCAAAGGAAGTAACAACAGCACAACATTCTCCTGACCGAGAAGCAGATTTGCCTTTCTAATGCTTATACAGCTAGACAATCACATAAAGAAGTTAGACGAATACCGAGCAGGAACCTTAAAAACAGGGTTAAGGCTTGGTATTCCAAGACTTGATGAACACTTTAGGTTTAAGTATGGAGATTTTAATATCATACTAGGACACGCAAACGTAGGGAAAACATCTCTAGTCCTGTACCTAATGACACTATACGCTATGAAGCACGGCATTAAATGGCTTGTGTTTAGTAGTGAGAATGAGCCTTATTCTATTATAAGAAAAATAGTAGAATTTAGAGAGGGCAAACCGATAAACAAAATAGAGGAAACACACTACAAGGAGCAAGTAAAGTGGATTAACGAACACTTTAAATTTATTGATGGTTCAAAGCTATACACTTACAAATCATTACTTGATTTAGCACAGCACGTAAAAAAGGCTTGGGATTATCAGGGTTTTTTATTAGACCCTTACAACTCACTAAACAAAGACAAAGATGTACTAAAGGGTATATCAGGACACGAGTACGACTACCAAGCAACAAGCGAGATAAGAATATTCTGCAAAGAGAATAATATATCTACTTGGGTATGTACACACGCTGCTACACAAAGTTTAAGAGAGAAACACCACAAAGGAGATTTTTATGAAGGACACCCAATTCCACCTAGTGCAGCATCAGTTGAAGGTGGGGGTAAGTTTGTTAATAGGTGTGATAACTTTTTAGTGATACACAGATACATATACCATCCTGCTGATTGGATGTATTCACACATTCACGTTAAAAAAATTAAGGACGTCGACACTGGTGGCAGACCAACAGCGATGTCAGACCCTATTAGACTAGAAAGCGTAAAGAATAACGTAGGCTTTAACGTAGAGGGTAAGAACCCTATACAATATCCAAAACGTGAGCAAACAGAGTTATTATGATTACTTGTGAGGATAATATGGAACTAATGTCAAGGTATGAGGATAATTACTTTGACCTTGCTATTGTAGACCCACCTTATGGTATTAATATGTCTATGGGTCACAAGGGTAGTGAAAAAAGGGGTGATAAAAATAAGTATAAAAATTTTGCAGGAAATGATAGCCAAACCCCACCTCAAAAGTATTGGAATGAATTATTTAGGGTTAGTAAAAATCAAATAGTTTGGGGTGGTAATTATATGATGAAATATCTTAAATCTACACCCTGCTTTTTAATATGGGATAAAGTGCAACCTGAAAGTTTTTCTATGGCTATGGCAGAGTTTGCTTGGACAAGTTTTAAATCTCCTGCTAAAATATATAAAAAAAGAGTAGTTGGTGCAGACCCTGATGGCAGAATACATCCAACACAAAAACCTGTCTCACTATACGAATGGATTTTAATGAATTACGCAAAGGAAGGGGATAAGATTTTAGATACTCATTTAGGTTCAGGCAGTATAGCAATAGCCTGTCATAATTTAGGTTATGATTTAACAGCTTGTGAACTTGACCCTGACTACTATGCAGCTGCTATGAAACGAATAGACAACCACAAAAACCAACAAAGATTATTTTAAACTTAACAACTTGACCACAATAACCGACATACTAACAAGCAAACACAATAAATGGATAAGCTATTGCCGTAGTTGGGGGTGCAATCCTGACACATCAGAGGATTTAGTACAAGAGATGTATCTTAAACTCCTAGTGCTTATACAAAACGGTATAGATATCTCGTATAAAGACGATATAAACGACTATTATATTTATAAGGTGCTTCGTAGTATGTTTTTAGATTTATGCCGTAAGGAGCAGCGTACACAAGTTGTAGACCTAACAGACGATTACATAAAACACTTAATAGAAGAAAAGACAAAGGTAGAACTTGAAGATGAGAAGATATTTGAAGAAGCCTTTGACAAAGTAAACCAAGCACTAAATGAGATGCATTGGTACGACAAAAAGGTATTTGAACTTGTACAAGACACTAACAATATATCTGCACTATCTAGGGAAACCAACATAGAGTATAGAAGCCTTTACAATACCTATCAGAAAGTTAAACGCAAAATAAAAGATAAGCTGTGATAACTAAATTTGAACAGGACTTAAAGAATGGTCAAGAGTATGAGAAGAAAGCCTTGTTGCTTATTCAGAAAAAATACCCTAATGCCTACATAATAGACGGTTACTGTTTAGATTGGGATATATATATTCCTGAATTAAAAATAGGTGTTGAAGTTAAAAGCGATGCACAATATAAAGTTACAGGTAATTTCTATGTAGAGTATTTTTGTAACGGTAAGCCAAGTGGTATATCTACTACAAAGGCTGATATATATTACATATATTTAGATAAACTTTATATTATAAAAACAGAAGATTTAAAAGCAAAATGCAGAAAATACATAAACACAGATAGAGATAAAAAAGGTGGAGACAATATGGCTAGTAAAGGAATTATACTACCAATAAATGAGTTATTATGAGATTAGGAGATTTAGTATATTACATAACCAAGTACACAGGTATAAGATATGTTTACAAAAAGATATATCCTCAATGTAAGTGTGATGAACGTAGAGATGAATGGAATAATATAAATATAAATTAGTATGCCTAAAGGATATTTAGATGACGAACAGTTAAAAATATGGGCTGAATATCTTTCTGTAAAAAATGATTACAGTTTGACAAAGTCACAGTATAAAATGATATGCGAAATTCACGCTGATGTTTTTGCACACCCATATCACGAACCAAAATGTACCAAGTGTAATTCAGAACGTATTAAAAATTGGCGCAACCAAATACACAAGGTATATGAAGATAGAGACAATACATAGTTTTGAGAAAGCCCTAGTTACTGCTCTTAATCTAGACGGTTGGAGATTGGTACACACAGGGGAAACAATGCTGCCATACGATGCACAGGGAATTACTCCTAAAGGATTAAAGTGTGTTATTGAGATGAAGTTTAGAGATAAGTACTATGAAACCAAAATACTAGAGGTTGGTAAGTATAACAATCTTATGAAGATGGATAGCGATATTCAGAAGTTTTACTTTGTAAATGACCCTAAAGGAAACTATATGTTTTGGCTAAATGACCTAAAGGATTTAAAGCCTGAAGAACTGTATTGTCCTAAAACTACAATGTGGAATAATAACAAAAGAAAAAAAAGTGTATATTTGTTACAAGAGAAACAAGCTATAATAACAAACATATATGATAACAACGACGTATCCTGAATATATAAATGAGGTAGCAGAGCATCTTGGTAGATTAAGAAACGAAAGTAATTCTAAATTAAAAGAAAACAACCCAAGATATAAGCGAGGAGATTTAGATTTATATGTTGATGTTTTAGGAATTAAAGGGGAACTTATAGTGTCAAATTATTTACATAATAAAAACATAAACCATAAGTTGAATACTTTATTAGATGATAAACCTGTTTGCGATTGGGATATTAAAATAGAAAATAAAACTTATGACGTAAAAAGTTTAGGTTATAAAAGGCAAAATTTATTAGTTAATGAAGAAGCACATAAAAAAAAGAAAATGGATTACTATGCTTTTGTTATGCCTTTTGATAAAAATAAAGCATATATTTGGAAGTATAGTTACAAACAAGTTTGTGATTGGGAAGTAAAGTTTTTTGGTTACACTAATGCCTATTGTAAAAAAGTAAGTTATGAATAATAAAGATTTTATTGCTATGAGTTGGGAAGAACGCATAGACTATTTTAGGGGTGTAGGGTTAAGAACTACATTTAATATTGCTATGGATGATGACCACCCTTTATGCATAGATGCAAACGATTACCTAGACGAAAAGAATGAATAAGAAACGAGCAAGTCAATCAGCAAGAATACAAGAACTAGAACAGCATATAGTTAAAATATATATGATACTAGAACAAGTAGTAGAACAGCTAAAAAACAAGGATGAACAGGGAACTACTAAAACTTAAATTTCAAGGAGACTTTACAGCAGCCTCTCACATCATACAGAAGTGGTTAGAGAAAAGCCCTGACAATAAAGAACTGAAACACGTTACGGAGTATTTAACAAACTCCTATATTTATGCGACAGCTTGTGAGATGCAAATAAAAGAAGCCAACGCAATTATAAACAGATTAAGAGAAAAGAGAGA